GATGAGAACATATCAGTTTGTGGGTCACTTGTATTCGCAATCGAAGACCATGGTGCTCTATTTGGATTGTCCCAATTGGTGTAGTTGTCCCAATCGTTGTTATTGATTTTATCACTTCGTTGAGCATTGAATACAATACGTGTTACCAAATTAAACATAGGAATCTCAATATCGGAATTGCCTCCGAATTGTCCTTCGTTATTGACGTATCGAACATTTTTAATTAAGAAGGATTGGTCAGCTTGTGCCAACTGATTCATCTCCATTTCAGTCAGGTATATGAAATTGCCTTCAATGTAACTGTCTGGATAGAAGTTGGTTAACGAAGGATTGCTTGGTGTTCCATCAAACTTTGGTGGAGATAGAAAGCTTGTAATAAATGCTGGAAGGCCATTTGGAACCTGTACGTTATCTGGACTCACTCGCTGTTTGTAGGTTGTAGAACTTGGATTGATATCGATTACAGTATACAAATCCTGTAAAGAACGGAATGTTACGTTGATGTAGACTTCTGAATTCTGTAATGAGACCAATGGCAATGCGAGTCCTGGATTTTCGCAGAACCAAAAATGAAGAGGAACAATCAGTTGTCGAGACCGAATGGAAGGTTCAGGAACCTTTGTTTGTGGAAGAGCAGAAGGCAATAACGATGGAGCGATAGCATTTGGATATTGACCATCTCTATCAAATGCGTTTGCTGGGTCATACAATTCTGGAACATTTCCAATCATCTGGTCAACTATCTTACGCTTGTTCTCGTCATGGGTCATATAAGAATACATCTTCAGCCACTCTCCTCGTAAGCTTTGAATGACTTGACCATTCGCTACCAAATCGATGTGGTCAATAAGGTTGTAACCGATATTTTTAATCCATTGAAATTCATAGCCTATCGCACCACCGTTTGATGTCCTGACAAGCGGCGACCAAATATCTGGCAATGTAAATACCAGATAGCAGTCATGAATCATCTGTGCGTATCGGTCAATACGGCACTGAAGTGTTTTTGTAGAAACATTCGTGAGTTCAAGATTAGAACTTGTAAAAGACATTCGAATATGTTCCATAGCAAAGTTGGTATGGCGACGATATACTGAACGAAAGTGAGTCATGGAAGGATTTCCATTAACTAACTCATTTTGAGCACCTACACCTACTAATTGAAGTAAACCTCCGGGCATTCTATTATAAAAGAGTTTCAAATGTTTATCAGGGTTTTAAGAATATAAAACTGAGTTTCCAGCACTGCATAAGGCAGCGTCACCACCAATAAGAGTTGGTGTACTGACATTTGAAGTCCAGCTGGCTCCATTCGTAGATGTTAGAACAACACCATTGTCCGCCGTTATCACAAATTGTCCAATTAAATCACTCCATGAAACTGAACCATGAGTATTACCAGTTAATGCTGATAATGAAATAACTGTCCATGATGTTCCGTTGGTAGAATAAGCTACGTTGTTAGTAGCTCCAGAAGCGAGGGCAACAGCGATTGGAGCAATAGGACTGATACCTCCTAAGGCAATTGATTGAACTGCTGCTCCCATTGTTGCTCCTGTCCCAAAGGTAGGAGTTGATAAGTTACTGGCAGAACCTAATGTACCGTCGGATGCTCCTACTACATAAAGAGACCATGCTGATGCGTATACAAGAGCGTTCCCGCTAAGGTTTGTTTTACCTGTCCATGTAGATGGACTCCACGCAGTACCTCCAGTTAAGTCAGTTGTATAATAAATACCAATACCACTCGCAACAGTAACAGCAGCAACAAGAGATGTACCATTAGTTGCCAATCGATTTACTCGTGTACCTCCTGGAGCATTTGTAAAACCAGTCCATGTAACACCATCTGGAGAAGATGCTACTCTTACAGTTGAACTGTTCAATCCTGCAGCATAAATTGTTGATACGTATCGAGTCAAGGCAGTAACACTGGTCGTGAATCCAGCAGCTCCAGAGATAGGGCCCCACGTAACACCGTTTGTAGAGGTTAAAAGGATAGCCCCTGAGCTATTGCTACCTCCAGCATACCATCGACCTCCGCTGTAGGAACTAAACAATAAAGCATTGACAGCAGTCATGAAGTCAGCAGCACTTGAACTTCGATACCAATTGATAGCATCTGCAGAGTAGTATAATACTCCATTACCACCACTTCCACCAATTAAAAAGTAAGAATAGGTAGGACCTACTACAGAAGTGTTCGGTGTGGTACAGCATCTAGAACTGAAGGTAGCACCAACTTGATTCACTCCTTGAAGAGGCACTATAAATCTTACAAATTGGTCTGCTTGATTTGCGACTACCATAGTATTCAATGAATTGAATTTGCGCTTCTGTGGTGTAGGAGCGACTGCTAAAGATTTCGCTACCACAGCTCGTTTGTAATTTGTCAGGTAGTCCTGTGCGGAATTTATCTGCATTACTTCTTTGCTAGAGAAGAAAGATCTTCGCGAAGTCCGGAACAAACTTCCTTCCAAGACTTGAAGTTATATTTCGAAACTGCCTCTTTGTACTTATCGAGATTATCAATAATCTTCTGCATGGATTTTGTGATATCAAAGACATCAAATCCTGGAATAATAAATCCAAGTGGCATAGTTCCAGCAGAGTATGACCTGCTCGTAGAAGGAACACGAATTGAAACTTCATCATTTAAGAAATTATCATAACTTCCAACGTCGGTAACCAATTGAGGAGCACCAGTGAAGAGATGCTCTAATTGACACAATCCATATCCTTCTCCATCTGACATATTGACACCGATATCTGCTACATTATAGAGTTGGTTAATCATTTCATCTGTAATATTATTCGGAGGAGACGTATCAACCATAATCAAGTTGTTTTTGTATTTTTCTAAATCAAGGCCGTGGATTTTCATCTCTTCTTGATAAATACGCCCAATATCATAATGAGCACCTGTCTTTGGATTGAGATTGGTTACAAACAAAGCAAACAATGGTCTTTCAGGATTCTTCTTCAATAACTTAACAAATGCCATCACCATCAAGTCAAGTCTCTTTCGATTACTATTTCGATTAGCATTCAAAAAGATAATACCATTGTCTGGAACAGGCAATTTCAAGGTTGAACGCAAGTTCTTACGAGTAGCAAGTGTCATATTCGTAAACATCACTGGGTCAACTGCGTGTTCAAGAATCTTGATTTCAGGATGGTCCTCTCCATATGACTTGTAGATTTTTGCCCACTTTTCAGTGAAACAATACACACGATGAGCAGATTTGTTGATAGTATCAATCAAAGGCTGAGCAATTCCTTCATAGACTTGGTCAACATAAATCCATAGTTTGAAAGTCGACTTCTCCCGGTCATATTTCATAGTTTCAATAAACTTATGGATAATCAATGGGTCATTGTAAATCATCACAACATCAGGATTGACCATTTCAAGATATTCATTAATCTTGTTGAATCCAAATCCCTCTTCCTTCGGGTCCTCGTTGGCAGCGGCATCATATTGAACAACGCCTTCTGGTACCTTACGTATCGATGCTCTGTTTGGATGTCGTTGAAATCCAAAGTGATATAATTTAACATTGTCTATTCCTCTAAGTTGGTCGAGAAGATTATAAGCTACTTTTGAGTAGCCAGTAGTCTGGTCGGTATGCGTACTTACGAGAACAAATCTCATTGTATGTTAGAATCAGGTCTCCTTTAAACGAGAATAAATTTTATTTGAGTAGGACTTGTTAATAATCCGATTCTCATGAGCCGATTATTATCTTCAAATGCTGGTCCATCAAACACTTCACTGGTCTTTTTATCAATGTAAAAAATCATTTCTTTAATCTGTACTTTCTGTAGGTTTCTTACTCGACTCATCATATTTCTCAAATACGATACATCCAGGTCATCATTCTTGATAGACGGTCTGAAAGCAAGGTCTTCTCCAGTAGCATTCGTATCGAATCTCATACAGGAGATTACAGGCTTTTCCTTTCCATGTAATTTGCGATGAATTTCGCAATCGATGGCACCCTCTTTTAACAACAGCGAAATACGCTTTCCAATCACATCTTTTTCATAGGCCACTTCGTAGAGCGATTCATCGGTTGACATGAAGGCTTCAACTGCCTGTTCTCCCATGTATCTCTTTAATCCGGTATCGTTACGACGAATGGGTACAATATTTGGATATTCAGTTGATTTTGCCTGCTCATCTGTGAATACACTCAAATAGAAACTAACTCGTACAGTTCGTTCTTGTTCTGGCAAACTCGCATGAGAGTTGATACGAATTGCTCGACCGATGACCTGGTCGTGTCTTGTAGGTGTCCAATGTGGTTCCATAAGATGTACGTGTCTCACATTCATTAACGTAATTCCCTGTGCTCCAGAAGAGGATGCCATCAACAAACATAATTTACGAGTCTTGCCTTCCAAACTGGCTTTCAACGATTCTGGAAAATCATCCGCATAGGTCTGGTTGAAAACTTGACGAGCAAGTTCACGCAATTCTGCCGACTCTTCACCAGTATAAAAGGCATACGCTGGTTTTGTTTGGTCCATAGTTGGGTCCTCTACCCACTGATTGTTGATTTTGACTATTCGATATTCCTGCCATCCATTCGCATCCAAAATAGCAGAAAAGACTCCAAGACCTTCAAGTGTACGGTAGTTAGAATACACAAATTGACTACGGCGTTTCTCTCCTTGAATAGACTCTTCTATATTCTCCAACATTCGCAACATCTTCGGACTGAAAATAGTCAATGCCTGTTTTGAAAGATATTTCGCAGGATTGCTTCTCATCTTTGCCATCACCATTTCCTTCGGATTCAAGTCATCTTCTGTAAGATTGTCGGAATCATTTGATGTATCTCTCAAATCTGGTGGAACAGCATAGTTACAAACAAGACGTGATTTGACACGAAATGTTTTGAGGTCATCATTCAAAGACATACGCTTTTTGCTATCATTTTTCATTTCATTCCATCGAACATCAAGATATCTTGCGAACTGTTCTTTCGACATAGGAACCAATTCTAACATCTTATCATCGTCCACTCTTCTTGGCAATACAGATTCATCTGCTCCTCTGTAATACGATACCAATCCCTGAATACGTTTCTTGAAAAGCAAGGGATTTTTAATCAGAAGTCCATCCAAAAATGTGCTCGCAAATTCTTCGTACTCAGAAGGAAGACATTCCAATTCTTCTACATTTGTTCGTTCCAAGGCAATCTCTGCTCCTCCGACATCGGTTTCAAATTTATCCTTCCAAGAACTGACCCACTCATTCGCATTAGGTGAGTATTTCATATCCTTGATGTATTGAACTGCGATTCTATCACCTTTTTCATTGTACACACTACGAAACTGAGGAGGGTTTCGCGTGACCATCACAGTTTTCTTGATTGTGTTGAACTCGATAGTATCCACATCCGGTACACTTCGCAAGACAGTTGTCATTCTTTCTTCATCCCATTGAGGTGGATTCTTGAATGAAATATTTACACGTTCGATAGGTCCTCGCAAAAGATTCATGAGACATGCGATTTCATTGGGTCGATTGATAATCGGAGTACCAGAGAGTGCCACAATCTTACATCGTTTTGCGTGATAGATAGCATCGTACAATTTGCGAGCTATGTCAGACTTGTTAACAATTCTGGATATGAAGTCATGAACCTCATCCACAATCACAACTGTATCGTCAAATTTGTTAGGTTCATCAGGTGGTACAACACGATTAATATTTGAAGAGTTCAAGCCGTTGTAAGCAATGAATGTGAATCGTTGATTGATAATGTCTTCAATCTGTTTTCCAATCAACTCTTTTTCAGAGGATGGAAGGTTCTTATAATTGGCCTCTTCACCGATGGTTGTTACGTAGAACTTACCATTTCTTTCCAAGAACTGTCTCGAGATTCCAAGAGCAAGTGCCTCTGCTCGTGTCTTTTCGTCGAGTACTTTCATAGTCCAGTGCTGGTCATAGGCATATATGGGGTCGCCACACTTACGAATTTCACCTAGATAGTTCTCTTCCAATGACTTTGGAAGCATAACAAATACCTTTGAGGTTGAAAGCAGGGACTCTGCTACTGCGATAGATGAACAGGTCTTTCCAGAACCTAAGCCATGATAGACAAGAAGGCCTCGATAAGGAGTTTCAATCAACAGATAGTCACGAATAATCTTTTGATATGGAAAAAGTTCTCGATTTCCAGGAGCTTCTTTGTTACCTCGGTACTTTAGAAAGACTCGTGTTATATAATCGGCAAAAGTCTTCCTATTTGGAAGGACATAAGGTTGACTCATTGTTAATCTCAACGGAAAAAGGTATGCGTTAATAACAATGTTTCCTACTCGTCGCAACCATCGAATGTGGATGGTAACTATCTACCTATTTTTGGTAGCAGGGTTTCTCTATTTGAAACCTGATATTGCGTTTGGAAGAGAGGGTCGTGTTCGTCCTTTTGGAACCGCCACAAAAGAAGCAACTATATTCCCTCTTTGGTGGTGGATATTCTTTCTGTCTGTTGTCTCCTATGCCATTACTGTTCAACTCGCTGGCTTTCGATTTCAGAACTAGAATGTCTCAAATGTTTGAACAATACTTCTAATTTGATTTAGCATAGTATGCCTTTCACTATGATGAGGTCTTATTAGGGCCTCGCATTCATTAAATGTCTTCCATGCGACCGCAGAAATCTCTCGTCTTTGCATGGTAGTGAACTTTTGATTCAAATTTACTAGTTCAGGATTCTTAAGAACAGCCAAGAAGTATACGTGACGATATCGAATATTATTCAACCCCATAAAGGTCTCTTCAAATACGATGTTCTTCATAACAACATACGAATCTCTTGGAATATTCGTCTCTTCTGTAAATTCTCG